TTAGTAAAACTTCTGCAGCGCCTGCACAACCACACCCACGATCCGGCAGTTCTCGTCTACCGCCTCAATTGGGTAGCTCGGGTTCAGTGGTTTCAGGAACAGCCTGCCGCCATCGCTGACCAGCTTCTTGAACGTCGCCTCATTGCTATCAGGCAGCTTGGCCACCACCAGCTTACCTGGTGCAACCTCAGCCTCTGTGTCCACCAGGATCAGCGTGCCCTCGGTGATGCTCTGGCCGGCGGGCGCCGTCATTGAGTCGCCTTTCACCTTCAACCAGAACGCCATCCCCTTTGAGTCGTACTCCGAGAACTCATAGCTATCAGAAAAGCCGGCCGGGTAGGGCTCAACGGCCTCCGCCCAGGCGCCGGCGGCAACCCAGCTGATTACTGGGTAGCGGAATGATTTTGTCGGCTGTTGTGCATCGCGGACATTGGAGTCAGACGAACTGCTGATCCCCTTTATTTCCGCCGCCAGGCGCTCACTGAAATCAGAAACTGGAACTTGTAAATAGCGGGCGAAGACTGCTGCTGCCTCGATATTTAATGCGTTTCTGCCGGTTAGGTAGTGGCTCGCAGCGCTTTGGCTGTTTGCCTTCAATCCTTCCATTGCGATTTTTTCTTGGCTGATGCCAAGGGCCTTCTTCTTTGCCTTGTAAATAGCGTTCAGCGCCGCGCACTCCGCCGCCTCTACTTCTGTGAGGGGGCGCTTTTTGCCTGGCTTTTTGTCAGTTGTTTTCATCGAGCAACTGTATGACTTCAGGTATTAACATTCTAAGACCGCCGATATTGACTTAATAAAGACCGCAAGTAATACTTGCGTATGCATCGCGCAGGAGAAAACGTATGCAGCGCACACCACTTAAAGAGTTTGTGACAAGGGTCGGGCAGATCAAGGCTGCCGAAGAGCTCGGCATGACCCAAGGCGGAATCAGCAAAGCACTGCGAGCTGGTCGCGAGGTTTATGTGATCGAGCAAGGGAATGGGAAATACAAGGCTGAAGAGATCAAGCCATTTCCAGGCCAGGTTCAGCGACTCGCGAGCTAGTGAGATCCGTATTCGCCAATCCATGTTGCCAGTATCGGCTCAGACGGCCTGCGAAGTAAGAAACCTGAAGTCGCTGGAGTTTTATCCAGTGGGTTTTAAGAGAGGCGAAGCGGGGAGCAGGGTGGGGAGGTTGGTGCTTCGGCGCTGAATTACACGCACAAAAAAGCCGACGGTCGAGGTCGGCTAATTCGATAACACTTTGTGAGGCCGATTATATGCAAATCCAACCAAATATCAATAGCGCTACAGATCTCGCGCCACGTTTTCCGCAATCTGAAAACGTGGCGCGTATTAGCTCACATTCAGACCCCTTGGCGGTCTGACATGCAATACACCGTCACGATTAACCAGGTGAAGGCGCTGGAGTGGGGGCTGAATGCTCAGCAGGCCCTACTGTTCGCTTTCGTCTACGGCTGTCCGAGCTGGACCAAGCCAATCAAGACCGATGACGGGATCTTCTTCGCGCTGAGCAAGGCCAAGATCACTGAGGAGCTGCCGCTACTCACTGATAAGCCCGACACCGCTTACCGCATGCTGAAGGCCCTGGAAGAAGCCGGTTTGATTGAGCTTTCCAGTACTTCGAACATCACGCTTTTCAGGCTGACAGAGAAGGCCATCGAGTGGAACCAGAAGCTCGACGGGTCGGAAAAATATCCGACCCCGCCAAATAACAAGGGTCGGAAAAATATCCGATCTACCTCGGATAAATCTCCGAGCAAGGTCGGAAAAAAATCCGGGCAAGGGTCGGAAAAATCTCCGACAAATCAGGATACCAATCATCAGGATACAGATCAGGACACCAGTCAGTCCTTGCAGGACGCCACCGGCAAGCCGGCTCAATCCCGCGGCTTGGTTCTCGTGGTTGATCGTATCGACGCCCCACGGGTTGAGATCCCTGCCGACATGCCGGGCCCCAAAGACCAGACCTGCAAAACGTTCAAGGTCTGGGCGAACTACGCAATGGCCTACCGCAAACGCTACCTCGGCGCATGGCCTGTTTGGAACGCCAAGGTTGGTGGTCAGCTCGGCCAATTGGTCGACCGACTCGGCGCCGATGTCGCTCACCACGTCGCCGCGCATTACCTGAAAACCAACGATGCCGCCGTTTTGCGCAAGTGCCACAGCCTCAACGAGCTGCTGGCCAACGCCGAGAGCTACCACACCCAGTGGGTGACCGGGCAGCGCGTCAACGGCACTACCGCCCGCCAGATGGAACGAACCGAGGCCAACCTGTCCGCAGCGGAGCAGGCCGCTCAGATGGTTCTGGCCAAACGCCAAGCAGGTGACCGCAATGAATACCTCTGAAATGAATGACCAGCAGGTTGCCGGGCTGGCCGCCGCCATCTGCGCCACAGCCGAGGCCATGGGCCAGGAAATGAACCCAGGCACTGCCGCGATGATGGCCGAAGACCTCTGCGCGTACCCGGTACCCGTCGTCAAAGCCGCCTTGAAGGCCTGCCGTTTCGAGGTTAAGGGCAAGCTGGCTATGGCTGACATCCTGCAACGCGTCCAGTCCTCTGACGGGCGCCCGGGCAAGGACGAGGCCTGGGCAATCGCCATGACCACCAACGATGAATTCGAAACTGTGGTGCTGACCGATGAGATCCAACTGGCCCTGGCTGCCGCGAAACCCATCTTGGATGGTGGCGACAAGATCGGTGCTCGCATGGCGTTCATCGACGCCTACCAGCGGTTCGTGAGTCAGGCCCGTGAGGATGCGAAGCCGGTCAACTGGCATGTGTCCGTGGGTTTCGACGCCAACCGTCGAATCCAGGCCGTAACCAAGGCCATGGAGCTGAAGCGTATTCCCCGCGAGCACGGCCAAAAGTACCTGGCAGACCTGAGCGTCGAGCCGGTCACCGAAGACGGTCGCGCGATCGCTGGCTTGCTCACCGGTACCGTCACCCGGCCGGAACCCGCTATTCGCGCAAAGCTTGAGATCGTTAAGAGCTCGATGCTGGAAATGCGCAAGACCAGCGCAGAGCGAAAGGATGAGATACGGATTGCAGCGGCCAACGAGTTGGCGGATCGCCGGGCGTTGCTGATCAAGCAGGTCCAGGAATTGGAAGAGAAGAGGGCGACGCAATGACCAAGCCAGCGAAGCCTCGCCCGATGCCCGTGTACCTGGTGCTGCGCCGCCTGATTGATCCTGCCACCGGCAGGGAGGTGGCCGCGTTCGTGCCGTCCTCCGACGCTGACCGATCGATCCTTCGTGAGCGTGATTTCCGGATCAATACCAAGATCCGTGCCGAACTCAAGCAGCCGCGCAATCCACGGTTCAACGGATTGGTCCACGGCCTAGGCCGAGTACTGAGCCAGAACATCGATCGGTTCGCTGGAAAGCAGTCCCACGACGCAATCAAGGCACTGCAACTTGAGTCGGGCGTGTACTGCGACGAGGAGCAGTTCGATATCCCTGGCCTGGGCCAACTCACCCGCAAGACACCCCGCAGCCTTTCCTACGATTCGATGGGGGAGGAGACGTTCCAAGACTTCTGGCGCCAGTGCTGTGCTTACCTGGTGCTGCATGACTGGCCGACGCTCACGGAAGAGCGCCTGACCGAAATGGCAGAGTTCGAAGCATTCAAGGAGGCCGCATGAAGCGCACCCCATTACAACGCAAAACCCCGCTCACGTCCGGTGGGCCACGCCGCAAGCGCTGCCCAGTGTGCCGAGTGATGTTCACGAAAGCGCGCGATTCGCAGACGGTATGCGGCGAGATCGAGTGTGCCATCGCCTACGGTAAGTCAGAAAAGGGGCGGGCGATCGCCGGGAAGGCCTTGGCAGAATTAGGGCGCCGGGACATCAAGGTGCGCAAGGAGAAGCTGAAGAGCAGGGCAGACCACCTGCGCGAAGCTCAGGCTGCGGTGAATGAGTACGTGCGCCTGCGTGACGCGCACCTGCCCTGCATTAGCTGTGACTCCACTCCGAACGACAACGACCTCATGACCGGCAGCCGGTGGGACGCTGGGCATTACCGATCCGTGGGTGCCTGCCCAGAGCTGCGCTTCGAGCCGCTGAACATCCACCGCCAGTGTGTGAAGTGCAATCGCAACCTATCCGGCAACGCTGTGGAGTACCGCATCCGCCTGGTGCAGCGCATCGGCGCCGAGAAGGTGGCCTGGCTGGAGAGGCTGCACCCGGCCTGCAAGTACACCGTGGAAGAGATAAAGGCCGTCAAGGCAGAATATCGAGCGAAGACCAGAAAGCTAAAGGAGAGGGCGGCATGACCTATCGCAACGTTGTTTCAGCAGTAGTTCGAGCCCTTGCGGCCGAGACCATCACTTCCGTCGGCGGCTGCGACTTTGAGCCCAAGGTGCAGTGTGCGAAGCAGAAGGGGGGGATCGTTGGCAAGGAGGCTGCGTTTCTTCAGGATTGCTGGGTGTTTGGGCGGCTGCACAAAGCTTTGACCCCTGCGCATTGGCGCGCCCTGGTGGCAAAGTACTCTACCCACGAAGAGCGCAAGCACGGCGCCATACTGGAACTGTTGAATTCGGTGAAGACGCCCGCGCCGAAACGTTTTCGTGAATGTGCTGTGTTGACTTGGGCCATTCCTCAGGTTGTCGGGGCCGAGGGTAAGCGTTCCGCGGCCGTCCTACCTGCAGCCTGGTATGACATCACCAATTGGGGCAACGACGGTAAGCCGGAGTCGACACGGTACCGGTGGCGCTCATGTATTCGTAGGGCACTGGACGACCAGGTCAACGAGGCGTTGACTGCCGTCCAGGAGCTGCTCGACGCAGAAGGTTTAATTGACACCGTTGCTGCGTAGAGCAGGTTTAGAAATCGCAAGCCCGTGTCTCGCCGTTGCCAATATTCGGTTCTCTTGCCGTGCCAAAATCAAGGGTGAAACCCTCCCTTTTCCAACCACTGAGTCAGTAGCGCTGCGCTCAGTGGTTTAGTGATCAAGTAACCCTGGGCTTCTGTGCAGCCCCATCGGCTAATCAGAGAAAGGGTCTTTTCGGTTTCTACGCCCTCTGCTACCACCCGATATCCCAATCCTTTAGCAAGTTCAATTAAAGTTCTAACTAGGCGTTTATCTTTTTCATTTGCGTGGAGGTTGCTGATCAGTGATTGGTCGATTTTAACCGTGTTAACTGGGAGTTGTCTCAGGTACGACCAGTTACTATATCCGGTGCCGAAGTCATCTACTGAAACCTCAATTCCCAATCCTTGAGCTCGCTCTAGCTGGGCTATAACTGTATTGGGGTCAGTCATAAGCATGCTCTCGGTGAATTCGAGCTCTAAAGCTTTTGGATCGAGTTCGCCTTTTTCTATGAGGGCAACAATTGCGTCGACAAATTTTGAGTTTTCAAGATCGCTAACAGTCACATTCATAGCGATGCGCAGTTTTATTCCTTGGCTCTTCCATTGGTTAGCTTGGGCTGTAACGGCTTCAAGTACCCATATAGTTAAACTATGCATCAATGCTGTTTTTTCGGCCAGGGGTATGAACTCGGCCGGACTTACGGGGCCAAGAGTGGGGTGGTTCCAGCGTATTAATGCCTCGACGCTTTCACATTCAAAGCTTGGTAGTTTTATTTTTGGGTGAAATACTAAATTTAGTTGGCCTGTCGATCGGACGGCATCTGACAGTGAGCTTAGCACTGCGAATACCCGTTTCTGCGCAGCATCTAGTTTAGGCTGATACATTGTCCAGCCGATATTGCGGACTCTAGCGTCATCGGCAGCTCCAACTACTAAACGAAGCCAATCTTTCTCTTCTGAATCGATGATAGGCAACACTCCGATGCCTGTCTGCATTAGTATTGGAATTCCTTGACAGTCAACTGGGTCGTTAAAATCTGATAGGATTTTCAAACAAATAGCTTCGATGGGCTCGTCTGCACTTAGGAGGAAACCAAATCGTGTGGGGCTAATTTTATATAAGGTGCAATTTTTGGGCAGCACTGATTGAAGTCGAGCCTTTACGTTAAGCATTAAATCTTGCGAGAAGCTATATCCTAGGGCCTTCACGACATCGTTTAGAAACTTTGGAGAAATTACATCTACTGCGTAAAGTTTGTGTCGTTTGCCGCTAGAACTCACTTGTCGGATGTCTTCCTCCAACCGAAGTCGATTGAATAGACCTGTAGGTTGATCAATGTAGTTGCGGGAACGTAGCCCCATGATTCGCATTATCACGAGTTGCGAGAAGTAAACGAGCATTCCTGCATCTCGCTCACTCATTGGATCTCTAGGTTTAGTATCGATTATACAAAGGCTACCTAATGAAAAACCATCCTTTGTAAGGAGCGGGGCGCTAGCGTAATAGTTGATATATGGTGGTCCGGTCACCATAGGGTTATCTTTGAAGCGCTCATCCTTGCGTGCGTCTAAGATTTCCAATGGTTCTTTGTCATGCAGCGAATGAGCGCAGAAAGAAACATCTCGCGGAGTTGAATTATCTTCAATACCAATCCGCGCCTTGAACCATTGCTCATGCTCATCCACGATTGAAATCAGCGCGATCGGTGCATTGAAGTACTCCGAAGTCATCGCGATCATTTTTTCGAATACTTCATCTTGTTGATCGTCGCGCGAGCAAAATTCTGTCACGCGCTTCAGGCGCATCGTTTCGTATTCTGGGATTGAGTCGTTAGCGTCCATGGTCTCCCTCGCGTGGAACGTCTAAATACTCGAAAGGTATCAGATGCCCTAGCCTGCTACGACTGCATTTATCTATGGAAGCTATAGCATTAAGTGTTTCGAGCCCACTGGTGCTGTGCGAAGTGATGCACCCGGTATTTTGCGCTACGTAGCCCAAATTCCACCTCGGGGTTTTGAAGGCCTAATTCGTTAGGTTGACGAAAAAACATATCTTTTTGCAAAGTGTGGTTGCACCGAATGAGAAAGTGAGAGAGTATTTACCCATCCTGTCGATCTTGCGCGTTGAGGTTGTACAGTAAAGCCCGGCATGAAGTCGGGCTTTTTCATGAGAGGCACAGGACGATGCGAACTCTCTTACTTCTCGGAATGTTGCTCTCGCCATTGGCGTTCGCCGACCTAACCGAGCCCTCGCATGACTGCAACCAGCCTGACGTGCCGTACGAGTTTCAAGACCAGTACGAGCGTGACCAATTTCAGGCTGATGTTGAGGAATATGAAACGTGCATAACTGACTTCGTAGAGGAGCAGCAGGACGCAATTCGTAAGCATAAGTCGGCGGCCGATGACGCCATTGAAGAGTGGAACTCGTTCGCTCGATCGACATAATCGCTACGTGTTTTTCTAAGCCTCGCCAAGTGCGGGGCTTTTTATTGCCCACGGAAAGGGCAACTCAGCAAAAGGAATTTGCATATGTTGAAAGAATTCAGATGCGGTAGCTGCAAAAGACTTCTCGCCCGTACGGGTGGGTTTACAGAGCTCCAGATCAAATGTTCCCGATGCGGGACGTTGAATCATGTGAAGGCCAAGAGCCTCGAGCAATCGCCTTTGAGCGACATGAAAGCGGAATTTTCCGCGAACAATCATTCGACTCAATAGGTGAAAAAATGGAACCAGTAAAAGTAGGCGCTAAATTCTACAGCGGCAGAATAAACCGCTTCCCAGCGATGATCATCAATCCAGCAGATAACGTAGCAGGGATTATTCTTCGGACTGGCGAATTTAACGGCTCCTACCGATCTATTGTTACGACGGGGACGGTAGCCCCGACTAATTCTTCGGACACCACCACGCCGGTAGTAATGTTTCTCACGGGACCTGAAAACAGGCATCAGTTGCAGTATCCAATCCTTCTTCCGCCAGGCTATGGCCTCTGGGGTTTTTCTAACGGCTCAACCGCCTTGGATGTGTTTATCACTTACGACATCCTTTAAAAGCAACAAAGGTGCCTGGCATTAAGCTGGGCATCTGCAAGTAATTCTGGCCTCAGCATTCGTTGGGGCTTTTTCGTTTTCGGTCCCACCTCACCCATCGCTCCGAGCCGGGGGTGCTGCTGGGGCTGATTCAGATTCGCAGATTCTGGAGTCGAGTATGAAGAGCGAATACCGTCAGGCCGTCGAGGCTGTCATTGCGCAGGAGGCAAAGCTTGCAGAAGTGGCCAATCTGCACGCGGAGGCTTTGGCGCAAGTCGAGAAGACGACCGAGTGGGTCGCCCTCAACGAGAAGACCCTTAAAGAGTACGTGGGGCGTGTAGAGCAAATTGAGTCCTTGTTACTAATAAAATCCTAGGCAGAAACTGAGTCTTGCCGGACTTTTAATCACTCCCCGTGCAAAGCTTTTCCTTTCACCCAGGTCAATCACTAACAGTGAGTCTGTAAGCTCGTCGAAGCTTGAGTTGTAGTAAATTTCATTACATATTGACTCAGCAGTTCCCTCTGCCTCGAAGGCATAGAACGAAGAGGTTTCCTCCCATAGCCACTCCGGTGCGATGTGATGAATCCGTTCAATAAATGATTCATATCGAGATGCGTATGTGGCGTCCGATTTCAATCTGAATGTAACAATAAAGTTTGCCATGGTTCCGTCCGTAGTTTTGCTGTAGTGGCAATGACGATAGTCACGGAGCCATATGCCCGCCACTGAGCGGGCTTTTTTATTCCCTCACTCCCTAATCGGGAGGATATTGAGATGAAACCGATGCCTGATAAAGACGCTTCCTTCTGGGCTCTGGTCCTTACCGCGCTCCGAGAGAACGGTCTGGCCATGGTGCTGACTTTTGCTTTGACCTGGCTTCGCATCCAGTACGACGCCAAGGAAACAACGCCCTGGCGCCAGTTCATTGAGGCAACCCTCGGCGCGCTGATCGTGATGGTGGTTGGCCTGACGGTTAAAGAGTTCGGTTTTAGCATTGCCTGGTCGTTCTTTGCTGCTGGGTTCGTCGGCATCCTGGGTGTCGAGCAAGCCCGTAAGCTGGGCAATCGCTGGGCTGAACGCAAGGCGGATGAACTGTAACCCGCGCCACGTTTTCGAATGCGCTAAATCGTGGCGCGACATTGGAGTAGGGCATGAGTGCAACCATCCACGAAGTCGCCGACCAGCGCCCGCACCTTACGGTGGTAGCCAGCGACGGGGTGCACGTACTCCCTCACGCTCTAGTGCAGTCGGTGATTGATGGCGATAAGCCTTCGTCCATACTGACCGAGCCAGTTGTGCAGCGAATCATTGAAGAGTGGCTTCAGCAGGTGATCGCATGACCGTGAAGGTTCTGGAGTTCAAGCGGGAAGACTGGCGCGATGCTGCCAAGACCCTGCGCAAGATCGCCGATGACCTGGACGCAGGTGAGCATCCCGAGTGCACTGTAGGCGCCTTGACGCTGATCGGCGCGAAGGGAGAAGTAACCGTGTTTGGTCTCGGGCCCAAGTGCGATGACTTGCAATGCCTGGGTGCGATGCGCCTGGGAGAGCAGAAGCTGATCGATGTGCTGCTCGATAATGCGGAAGGGTAGGTGTGCCGCAGGGGAGTGCGGCACGGATGGATCACTGCGCTTTCAGAGCCTCTTGGATCTTGTCCGCGTAGCTAGAGAGCTTTCCAAGCTCCTGGTCTAGGTGGTTTCCGTTGGGGGAGGTTGCCCCAATGCGTACTGAGATGAGTTCCAGTGCAGCATTTACAGCCAGGCCGCGTTTATCTGCCGCCGAACCGTTCTCATACTTAACGTGATCCAAAAGAGCCATGTTGCATTCCTTGCTGTTGAGTTGATCCTTACCAATACCGGCAACGCGCCACTATTTCAATCCCGCCCTTAGGCGTACCTGAGACAATTTATGACGACCAAGCAACCCGACTGGGAGGCAATCGAACGCGCCTACCGGGCTGGTTCGCTTTCCATCAGGACTATCGCAGAGCGCCAAGGCGTGAGCGACACCGCAATCAGGAAGAAAGCCAAGGTCCAAGGATGGGCGAGAGACCTTTCTGACCAGGTACGCAAGGAGGTTCGCAGCAAGCTGGTTCGCGGAGAGGTTCGCAACGACCAAGGCGCGAACTGCGAACTTGATGCCGAGATCATCGAAGAGGCCGCAGAAGAAGGGGCTCGGGTGGTTCGCAGCCACCGTCGGGACATTCGCAAGGCCTCGAACCTTGCGAACCTGCTGATGGATGACTTGCTCAAC